ACTAGATTACAATTCAAAGATATGGCAGTTCATAGAACAATGTGAAAACGATGCAGAAAAACTAGGTAAAGTGCCTATGGTAATATATAAACAAGATAGAAAAGATATATTAGTAATAACATATAAAGATATGTTTAGTACTATGATACCATCAATAACTATATTTAAAGATAATATAGAAACATTAGGGTGTAAATCTTATAATATATATAAACTAAAGGATATAATAGCTGACCACAAAGAAAAGTGGTTCATGAATTAGCCAATAATTTTTCAAGTAGCTCTTGTTGACCCTTGAGGAAGGTTATCATTAGGCTATTATCCTCTCGGTTAGATGATTTGTCTATCGTCTCATTAACCACTGCAAATTCTTCTAAAGCTCCTGCGCTGATAATAGTATCAGTTTCTGTATTTGCAGTGTCTGCTGTCATTCCTGATCTCATGGTTCTTTGTGATATATTTCTCTTAGGGTTCTCTTTGTCAACCAGCTTAAGAGAGAAACCATCTCCACCTAATTCAAAATTAACATCACCACTAAGTAAACCTTGAGTGTATTTGTTGATAACTTTCATATGGGATGTCACCAAAATTGACTTCTTATTTAATCCCATGCTTGTAATAGTTCCATCATGCTTAACGCCACCAAAAAGTGCAGTAGTATAAGCTAGATTATTTTTAGCGTCTAGACTTCTTTGTATTTTCTCAGGATCATTTCCGTCATAGGACATATCGTTGTACTGCTGAATATTAATAAGTAATCTATTGAGTTCTTCTCTAGTCTTTAACCTGGTTGTTTTGTCTTTTAGATCTTTATTTATTTCACCGACTTTAAGTATACTTTTTAATGTTTGTTTTGTTCTGTCATTAAAGCTGAGGCTTTCTATCCGATCATCCATTATTGAGTGAAAGGTATCGTAGTTTAGATCTAGTATATTACCATCAGCATCTTTTGCTACGGTCATATCAGAAGGTAATAAAGAATCAACAACCTCTTTAGTATAGTCCAAAGTATCCTCTTGGTATCTTCTTGCACTATCTACACCCGTCTTTTGAGCAGCCTTGTTCTTTCCAAACAATCTTTCAGCAACAACCTCTGCCGTTCCAGGGTTATATTCTTCTAATAAATAAGGGGTTTTTCCGTCATAAACCTCTTCTTTATCTCCCTTCTTCTTCTTTCTCACTACTCCATCATCATCCAGATAGGTAGTTTTTTTTGTGCCTTTTGGGGCAATAGCCCCAGCCCTCATAATAACATCAGATCTTCTCTCTAGTCTACCAGACTCACCAATCTTTACCTCAGTAGGATTCTCATAAGCCTTTACTCCTTCTCCTGTTTTATAAACAACAGTATCGTCACTTGCTCCATCAGGGAAGAACCTTTTTTCGTATATTTTGGTAAGGGCCGCATCTTTTTTTCTTAACTCTCCTATCGTTATCTGTTCAGCCCCATCCTGTAGCCCTAATTTTTTCGCTGCTGCCTTAGCTAAATCTGGATCCCTAAATAAGTTAATAACATCATCCGCATAGCCCACGCCTTTTTCTTTTGCTACAGGAAAAGCCATGTCTGCTCCTATGTCCGTAGCCTTTTGCTGGGCTGCTCTTAAACCAGTAACAAGCTCCAGAAAAGATCGGAACTTCTCTGGAGAGTTAGTTCTATTGTCAAACTCAGACATGAGATCAATTAGGTCTGTTCCTTGGATATCATCTGCTGCTTCTAGATCTCTAAATCTTCTAAGCTTAACCATGGCCGCTGAAAATTTCTTCTCATCCTCAAACAACTCATTACTCATCCAATCAACTAAGTCTTTATACACTTCACCTTTTAGATTAGCATCGGTTTCTCCAATCAGTCCTGCAAAAACAGAAGCACCTACAATGCCAGTCTCGAAAGCAGGTCCTCTGACAGCGTTAAGTTCATTAGCATTATACGACCTAGGAACTTCTTGAATCTGAGTATCGCATCTCTCCTGTGCCATTTTTGAGGCGTAAGAAAGGAAGGAATTTTCTGGCATAACAATACCCTCAGCATTCCCATCAGTACCAGGCCCTGTTAGGAATACGAGTTTTTTACCCCTCCTCATAACTTTTGATCCTAACTCTAAACATTTCGCTTGAGAGTCAGCAGGAGCCTCAGGGGAAGCTAGTGAAGTGAGCGTAGTAATTGAGTCTAAGGCTCTAGCAATAAAGTCTGGGTCTCGTTTAATATCAACGAAGTCTAAGCCTACATTGGGATCAAGCCTTGCTGTTGCCCCTTCCCTGAGAATTCTTGAGATTGATTGGCGCGAATCCCCTGTAATAAAGGTATTAATTGCGTTTTGAGAAGTATAACCTTCTGATGCGGGTGTCTTTCCTTTTGCTTCTCTCTTTGTATATCCAGCAAAATATTCTTTTTTTCCGCTATCTCTAGCCATTTTAGAAATGCCTTTAGCATCAGAAAGCAGCCGTGTCATGGAGGCTGAAATTCTTTGAATGGCATTCTCTACGGTTTCAACAACATCACCTTCAGGTAGCGACTCTATAATAGCGTCTCTAAGTTTAGCTCCTGGCATATTCTGTAGGGCTTCTAAACTTGCGCCACCCAAAGCGGATTGCATGTTAGAGGATTGAGCCCCCATGTAATAATTTAATAACTCTTGATAGGCTTTAGGGTAATATTGTTTTAGTTGCTCTACAGTCTGACCTTGAGATTGGTGTTGGTTGAAGATAGCTTTTACAACTACAGGCTTCACACCACCTGAATTAGTTGCAAGTGCTTGACCTAATTTACTTCGGGTGTTCGCTTCAGCCTTCCAGTAGTATGGAGCATTTTCAGACTCCCTAGCAGATTGATTCGCCTCGTCCCTACTCTGATCTGCATTATTAAAATCTGCTGTAAATAGCTTTAATGCTTTCTCATTATCTTGAGTTGCTACTTTCTCTTTGTCCGTTTGCACCTTCTCTTTACCTTCTTGTTCGGACAATACAAGGTTACGTTTTTTTAATCGTGAGTAGCTTTCAAGTAATTGATCAAAGTAGTTCATATCATATCATAGTCTATAAAATAAACCCAACCCGCATCCAAACGAGTTGGGTTTATACCTAAGTAGTAAAATTATTATTGAATTGAGGTGTTAACTGCACCAGTTGCGTCAACAGTATTAACAAAGTAATCGTAACGGAAGGTCATCTCCAATGTGTGGAACTCGTTTGTGCTGTAGTTATACTCACCATGAGTGAGTGCCTTAGCATAAGCCCCGAATAAACGAATAACATTTCTAGGAGTGCCATCAGTTGCTAATTGAACTAATTGAATTTCACCTTTCACAACACCAGTTCCAGCACCAGTAGGATTCCCTACGTTACCAAGAACGCCTGTTCTAGGGTCAAAAGTCCTACTCATAACCTCATAAAGAAGTTTGTCTAACTTTCCACCTTGAATGTTATCAAAAGTAATAACAGCCTCCTCGTAAGATACGCGACCAGGATAGTAAACCTTATCGTTAACCCTATTAACTTCAATATCCTCAACATTAAAGCCTAACCCATTAACCTGCTTGGCTCCAAGAGTCATTGGCTTTTTGATGCCTGCGATCTCCTCAGATCCGACCCCTCCAGGAAAGTCAAATGTGACCTCCCACTGGTAAGCTCTTACAGAGTCTAATATAGTTGATATCGAAGGCCTTGCTGGCGACTCTCCATCTATTGATCTGCTCTGACCACCATCACCGTCTAAAAAATACTTGTTTGCCATAATTTATTTCCTTGTTTTTTTATAAGCTTGCTGCTTGGCTTGTTAGGTTCAACTCGAACACTAATACTTCTGCTGCTTTAGTGGGCTTGATTAGCACCTTGCACCATAGCTCGTTTCTATCAACCCTTACAGGAGTATTTACTGTCTCATCGCAAATAACCTTAAATTCTGTGATACCTCTTCTTGATTGGATATCCCCGAACAAGGGAACCAATAAAGCTGTAATTCTTTCTTGAGTAATCTTATCATTAGGCTCAAAGATAAATCTCTGAGTTGAAGCTTTAATTACTGCCTTAATATAAAGCATTAAGCGCCTAACATTAACCCTATCCAATGCAGTGGGGCTTCTTTGTGTAGTTCTTTGTCCAAAGATTGTAATACCTTGTTGAGCAAAGTTAACAATTGGGTTTACTACGTTACCTCCACTATACATTGAGTCTCTGTCGCCTTGATTGATTGAGTACTCTGTCTCGATGGCTTTTGTAATGCGTCCTCGGACAAAACCAGCAGGAGCGAACCATAGATCAGCAACGGAATCAGTGAACCCCATTTGCCTGAGAGCGAAGACAGCAGGATCAAGGAAGATGTCTTTACCTAAGTAGCTATTGAACACCTTAACCTGTGGGAAGTAGAGTGCAGCATAAGAACTGTTAAGAGCGGCTGATCTATAGCTCGTAAGACCATTTGAGAAATCAATTGCATCTTGAACTCCACCAACACCGAGAGGAGTTCCTAAGACTGCTAAGAAGTCTCCCGTGGTTTCTGCTAGAGTGACTAAGTTATTCTGAACTGATTCAGTAGTAATTCCTGGAATAGCTGCCATTGTAATTGGAACTAGATCATCATTAAGAGATTGCATTCCTGTTCTACTTGGGGAAGTAACTCCAACTAAAGCAGTGGTCTCAGCAGCAGTGTCGCCACCAACACCATCCGTTCCACCACTTAAACCGTAGGTTCCAGCGACAAACTTAACGAATCGAGGGTTAATATTAGTGTCTGTAACCGACGCTGTAATTACCTGCTTATCGACATCTCCTGAATTAGGATTACCCTCAACCACGGTAAATGCTCCTCCATTTCCATGAAGATCATTACCATTAAGGTTTGAGTGAATTCCACTTACAGGACTCCAGAAGGCATACAATCCTGTAATTCCAGTCATGTCTGCCCCACTTACGGTTAAGTTACCTTTAATGTAGTCTGAAACAACATTATCAACTTCGCCTGTATTAATTACATTTTCAACAAATGATCCGCAGGCAGCGAGAGATACCTTAAAGGACTCAGCTACCGAGCCTCCATCATTAATCAGTAGGTTATTATTTCTATTACCTAAATCTTCAATAGTGATTGAATTTCCTATCACTGTACCGTCTGTTAAAGTAGAGAGGGAATACCCTGTCCCTTCATGTAACGACTCTGTAGTATAACTAAATCCATCAGCAACGGCTTTTTTGAATGTATAACCCTTTACCGTTGCAGAAGTGAACCCTAACCCAGAGGTGTCTCCAGTTCCAGATGCTTGAGTAGCGGGGGAAACGTGGTGTTGATTTTTACCGTAAGGCCAAATACCAGAAGCCCCACTAGCAAAACCAGAAGCGTTTAGAAGGTAAACTGCTGAAGCAGCAGTGGTGTATGCGGAGTCAGTGTAAGCCTTAACAGTAAGAGTGGCATCTTCACCTGCGAAGTTTCCAACAATGAAGTTGCCTACATACTCTGAAATTGCAGTAGTTCCTGATGCACCAACGCCAACCCCATTAGCTTTGACACCGCCCTGAGCAGCAGAAGCCTCAGTTTCGAAGTAAGAGCCTACTGCTGCATTGTCTAAGCTGCCTCCGACTACAGAGGCGATAGCTTCAGCCTGTGTACCTGTGCCTGTTCCAGCAGGAATAGCAAAACTCTTTTCAGAAGTAAACTGATTGGTTCCAGCGTTGTTGGTTACTTGAACTTTGAGATAAAGAGGGTTGTTAACACCATAAGAGTTCTCTCTAATAGCAACAGCGGGACAAGCTCCCAAAGTAACCATTCCACTTGAATCAGTGGCGGTCGCTGTGTCTAAAGCTCGAACATAGTAAAGCTGATTACAGGTCTCTAGGATCTCTAATGCACCTTCAAGCCCTTGACCAGGAAGAGACTCCCTAGGCTCACCAAAAGTTTCCACCAGCTTCTGTTGGCTAGTAATTAGCGTTGCTTTGTTAGGCTTTCCTTTAGTTGCAAAACCCACAATACCTACGACTGTAGGGTTAAGTGAGGGGGTGTAATCACTTAAATCTTTTTCTATTACATAGACACCTGGACTTACATAGTTTACCATAATTTATCTCCTAAGCATTGCGAATTTTTAACATTCGTCTTTTTGAAAGGTTTATAACTTGCTCAGACAGGGAGTTCGCAGGGACGGCTAATACCTCTTTGGGCATAATCCAAATCCTCTCTGTTCCTTTTTCTGTAGTTAAGTATAACTCTAAGCGTTGTAGTGATTCGTTTTTAATATATTTCATAAATTAACCTTTCTACTTGTATGTAGCGTATCTAATGATGGTTTTAGAAATAATTTTTACCTTCAATAAATGTCCCCTTCCACATTAATCTCTTCCATTTTTCCAGTAGAGGTTATTTTGTACTTGGGACTTTTAATATACGTCTCAACATTAAGAGTAAAGGCTTTCCTAAGAATCCTATCTTCTCTGTCGGCTAAAGTAAAACTGTAATTATTATCTTCTGATTCTAAAAACACAGGGCTGTCATCCGTAAAGGCTGTCTTCAGTGTCAGGTTTGGGTTAAAAACAGTTCGAACTTTTTGTGCTAGTTGGTCTAAGTCCTCCATATATTTTGCCCAAATATTTAAATTGTATTGAATGGTCACTGGCCTATCACACCATCCAATAACCCTTTGGGCCTTTTGTTTTTCCTCGTCCCAAATAGTCTCGTTAGTGAATAAGGCTTTATTCCTACGCCTATCATTAGCTTCCACAATACTATTTTGTGATATTGTAATAAGGGGTAATGTGTGATTGTCATGCTCAGTTAACTTTGCGATAGTTCTTTCTGGGTTTCCATACTTACACCTCACCTCAACGGGCTCTAGTTCATAGTTTATGTAAACCATATTGTTAAACTTATAAATCAAAAATCTAACAATCTCTTTATACACATTGACCGAAGTGTTACCCTTCTTCTCCATGGTATTTAAAAGATTAATAATATACTCACTTGAGGTAATTTTTGACCCAACGCTTGAAGCCCCAGTGTCAAAGCTACCTGTGTATGTCTTCTCTGTCAAGACTGATTCTCTAAAGTTATTAGCCAAGGTCCGCATAGCCTCCAACGTCATCACTTAGTTTAGTTAAAGGTTCGTCAACTATATTAATCTCATCACGAAGAAGTTTAGCAGCACAAACAATATGAAAAACACCATAAATTTGAAAGCTATCCTCTTGAACCTCAAATATCTCGTATTTTTGGTTTTGGAATTTAGGTTTAATAATGTCACCTGCTTGAGGATCCCTGTTAAGTTTGTTACCAATGTAGGTTTTATTAAACACAAATACTTGGTCGTTGGTTAGCTCTAAACCAAACTCGCTTAAGTTTTGTTCAACAGGTTTAGGCTCGTAATGACCATAAACATTAATAGGATCACTAGCAATAGGCTTAGATCTAGATTCTAAGTAAACCTCATCGTACTCTTCTGTGCGATAAAATTTATAATACAAAAGCTCTGAACCAGAGATACGAATTAACTCATCGTCAATCAAGTTAAACAAGTTAATATCTGCATTCTCTTGATCAAAAAAAGATAGCTGACTCTTCCCTTCTAACTCAGGAAGCTGAGGCATCTCTGTTGAAACTTTGTATAAATCTTTATTATCGCTCATTTAGCAGTTCCACTTCTTAAGAGACAGGCTTAGTCGATCCTTGCCTGTGTTGTTACTGGCTTTTTGTCTCTTCCTCATGCCACTCATGCGAGCGCAGAAAGACTTTCTTCTGTTTGCTGCTTTGCTTCCTTTCTTAAGCTTAGATGGTTTGGTTGTTACTGCCATCTTTAAATTAGAACCTGGGTTTGCTGCTCTGTAAGATGCTACTCCCTTTCTGTTTAGTCCACCCTTGGGATCTTTACCTGAAGACTTCTGCCATGCAGCAACTTCATTTAGCATATCGGCCATTTTTGCGTAGCTTCCTTCTTTTACACAAGACCCTTTAGCATAAGGAGTGCCTACTGCTTTGTAACCTGTCCAGCAGCGACCCTTCTTCTTTCCTTTACGCATGGTACTCTCATTTGTTTTCTTCTTACCGCCTGGAGTTACCTTTCCACTACACACTGCACTTCCGTACATGTTGGCATACGCAGAAGGATAAACCTTAAACTTTCTTTTTGCAGCAGACTTACCCTTAGCACATAATTTTTTTTCTAGTAGTTGTTTTAGAACATTTTCGTTCATTTTTTTACTCCTGTTTGCTAATGTTTTAACATTAGTAGGCTTCCCCCCTGGATTACCAGCAGCCCGTTTTCTTTTTACAGCAGACGTTCTTTGTCCCTTGCTCATTCTAGCCGCTTTTGCGGCAGGTACACACTTAGGATACCCACTTCTTTTCTCACCTTCTGATCTTCCACATGGTTTATACCCTCCACCCTTCTTAGGGGCTCCGATGTCAACCCATTTCTCTTTGACCCACTTTCTGAGATCTTCTTGAATATTATCGTCTGACACAGGGATCTTTTCAAGAGTTTTGGCCTGAGCCTTGTGCATTTTGGAAGCACCCTTTAGCTGTTTTACTATCTTTTTTATTTTTTTTCTTACAGTGCTCATTTTTTCTAGTATGTGCTGAAGGTTGGAGGCTCTTCTATTTCATTTAGAAGTTCTTGTATTAAAGCCTCTTTTTCTTGCTGACTCTCTTGCATTAATTGTGCCCCATTTAGAGACGCGCCACCCGCTGGTGAGGGTACAGAAGCAAATTTCCCTCTAATTTGAGACAAAACACCCTTTGCTACAGCCAATGCGTACCGCTGCATCCAGTTTAAGTATGCGGGTTGAATTGTATTTGAATCGAATGCTCTGAACTCTAAAATAACACGCTCGGGAGTCATGGCTGGGGAGGGGTATATCTGAAGATACTTCCCACCAACAATATTAAATCCACCATCCTGACTCAGAATCTTACGATACATTTCCATGTTCTGTTGGAGTTGGTAAAAATCAGCCACATTCATATCACCAAAGAGAAAATTATCCTGGAAATACTTTAAAAAGAAATCAAACTCTAGTGTGCCTGCCTGGGCAGCAATAGTCATCAATGTCTTTCTATACGACACATACTCTAAATTGTGAAGAATATATAACGGAATTTCGTATACGTTTTGTCCAGCAGAGGCATCAAAAGAAGCATACTGAAGTGCCCATAGAGGAGCATGGTAATTAATTCTAGTGATGGCCTCTTGAACACATTGTTTAATTTGAAAGTCGGTTAACTCCACTCTAACAATAGGAAAGCCAAGCATTCCCATGATGTAATCTTTTATATAAGTTTCAAACTGTGTGAACTCAGTAGCCCCTTGAAGTGTTAATCTATTTAAATTAGGAGCGTCTATCTCACCTGTAGGAACATAATTTTCTAGGTTTGTCCCACCATAATCACCAAAGCTTGTTCCATATCCATTAATCTCAGGCTTTGGGATTTGTGGGTGGCTTGCTTGTATATTTGTCATTTTCTACCTTTACCTTCTTTTCTCTTTTATAATGAGGGTCACTCATCTTATTTAAAGGAGAAAGAAATTTATTATCTAACTTAGTATTAGACTCAATAATTTGTTTAGGACGAATTTCTACTATTTTATCCCCTATAGTAGTTAGCATTCTAAACTTACATTTGCTCTGATATTTATACATTTATGATTGTACTAAAAAAAGTAAGGAGGTAGGAACAATAAATGCTCCTACCCCCCTTTTAGTTTTTAAGTCTTAACTCTTAAGCTTATGCGAAGGAGTTAGTCTTCACCTGATGGAATGGTGTGAAGAGGTAGTTGGCAGTAGGACCGACAAGCCTAATGATTCTGTAGAATCTAGAGGCAGGGGACACGGCTGCTTTACCGTAACGAGTCATGATACCTTTGCGAGGCTGGAAGGTATCAGGATCAGTAATAGTTGGGGTCTGCTGCAAGGGAATGTATGGGCAGTAAACATACCCTGAATCCATTGCGTTAGCACCCTTATAACCGACGAGGATTTCATCCTCAGGGTACATTGGGTCAACATAAAGGTCGAACTGACCTGCAAGCTTACCTTTGTACTCAACTCTAGCACCAGTCATGTTGGTAGGACCGTCTTGCTTAAGGACACCACCTTCAAGTTTAGCCGCTGCATGAAGCATTGCTGCAACAGTGGGTGAGCAAACAAGGAAGTTACCAGGACCACGAAGTGTAGTCTTGTAGATGTCAGTA